TCTATGAACTAGGTCAAGATAGCTACCACTAAACAATGTTGGTCTGTTAGTTAAAGACAGATAACTGCCGTTAAACAGAGCAGGCTTGTTAGTTAGATCAGTCCATGATCCTGAAAATGTTGTGTATCCAGCATCATTAGTCAGCTGACTTGTCAGTGTTGGTATTGTAGGTTTATGTGATAACTGTCTATAATCGTTTGATGTTGCTACTGCTGATAGTATGGGTTTGTTAAGGATTGAACTAGGACCACTGGCAGCTGACCAGTCTGATTGTACTGGATCGCCATTAGGTGTAGCAACTACATCTCCGTTGACTGTTATTGCCCCTTGAACATTAACCGACAGCAGTTTATCACCAATATGTACACCTTCAGGGCTTAGCCATAAGGCATGCCAAGTACGATCAATACCGCCTAGATCGTGTTCTCCGCTAGTTGCGGGTCTAACATTAGTCGCAATGTTAAGCAGATCAAGCCCTACATAAAGCTCGCTAAAGTTGTCATTTATTTTGCCAAAAGCAACTCGTACAGTATCGCCGTCTCTACCGTTAGGAGTGCCCAGATTAATCAGTTGTTTTGCCATTTTATAGTAGCCTCATGCTCGTTACTAGTATTTATTGCATCCGATAAATATAATACTATGCCAAGACTAAGCCTTTACCGTCCCGAAAAAAGCAAAGATTACAAGTTCTTTGACCGCACTATCTATGAAATGTTTCAAGTGGGCGGAGTAGAAGTCCATGTACACAAGTACATCGGGCCCGTAGATCCTACAGATCCATCAAAAGCACTTGGTGCTACAACTATTCAAGATGTGCTGTTTTTAGAAAATCGTGATCGCAAATACGATCTAGACATCTATACACTTCGCGGACACTATCAAACACAAGACATTGACTTTAACCTAAGTCAGTTTGGCCTATTCTTAACCAATGACACGGTGTTTATGACTGTGCATATTAACAACTCAGTGGATTTGTTAGGACGTAAGATCATGCCCGGTGACGTATTTGAACTACCCAATCTACGTGAAGAATACATACCCGATATCAATAACCTACGCAACTTTGCAGCCGCAATTAAAAAGTATTATGTAGTAGAAGAAATCAATCGTGCGGCAGAAGGATTCTCAGCCACATGGTATCCACACTTATATCGTATTAAACTAAAACCTATTACAGCAAGTCAAGAATACTCTGATATTCTTAATCAGCCAGCAAATACAGATACCTATGCAGGTGCATTTGATCCTGATAAAACTTATTATCCAGGGCAAACTGTCATGTATAACGGACAAATTTATACAGTTATAAATGCTGTTGGTCCGCAAGGAACACAGCTAACGCCGCCAGATCCTGCCGCCTGGGCCGCAAGCACTGAAAATACACTCGGCGATCTAATGAGCACTTACAATATATCATTAGAAGTCAATGCGGCTGTGGTTGCAGAAGCAGAAAACGATGCTCCACTAAGTGGCTATGAAACTAGTCAGTATTATACACTAGCAGTTGATCCCCTAACTGGTCGCAGTTTACTAAACACCGTTGACGACACCGTTGACAGCGTGTCTGATATTGATGGCAATGTAAGTGATATTAATGCGCCTCCTATTAGGGATGGCTATAAAGGTTATCTAATAGACGACGGTGCGCCTCCTAACGGTCCACTAGCCAGTGATGCACAATTTGGTTTTGGTATACAATTTCCCTTTGGTCCCGTTAAAGGCGATACTTTCTTGCGTACAGATTACTTGCCCAATAGACTGTTTTTATGGGACGGAAGTCGTTGGGTTAAACAGGAAGATAACGTGCGAATGACCATGACCAACACTGACACACGTCAGACTCTCAAGACCAGCTTTATTAATAATACTGCTGTCAGTGGTATTGACAAAGCAGGTTGGGATACTCTTGTTGTTGGCAAACCGTTTGATACATCAAGCATTACTACAGTATTCACAGTTAATCCTAGTAGCGTTATTATTGTTACTAGCCTAGATTATAATGCTAACTTTAGAGTTGAAGCCTGGTTAAACGAATCTAGCCAAGCACAGAATGTTACAAATCAGAATGTTAGCGGCAAGTTTGGATTTACTATTCCTGAAACAGTAGTAGAAGGTACAAGAATACGTTACACAGTATTTGCTAAATTTGTTGAACAGCGTCAAGCAGTCAGCAAAGCACTAAGAAAAATTAAACCCGAGGCGGATCTATAATGCAGTGGTTCTACGATGGACAAATCCGACGTTATGTTGGACAACTAATCCGCATGTTAAGCGGCTACAAATACCAAGACGGTACTGGTAAGCAAATCGTTGTGCCTGTGTTATATGGTGACATGAGTCGTCAAGTTGCTAGTATATTGAATAGCAACAGCGAAAATAAAATGCCAAGTGCTCCACGTATTGCTGTTTATATTAGCAATGTACAACTAGATCGAACACGTCTTGCAGATGCTACACATATCAGCAAAGTGAATATTCGAGAGCGTGAAAAAATATACGATAACACTGGCGCATTTATTGGTTACAGTCAAAATCAAGGTAGTGGTTATACCGTAGAACGCCTAATGCCTACGCCCTACAAGCTGACAGTTAAAGCAGACATATGGTCAACTAACACAGATCAAAAACTACAAATCATGGAACAGATCATGATGATGTTTAATCCCAGTTTAGAAATACAGACTACAGATAACTATGTAGACTGGACTAGTTTGAGTGTGGTTGAACTTACTGACATTACATTTACTAGTCGTCAAGTTCCGCAGGGAACAGAAAGCGAAATAGACATTGGCACATTAACATTAGAAACTCCTATCTGGATCAGTGCCCCAAGCAAGGTTAAACGTCTTGGTGTTATTCATGATATTGTAATGAACATACACGATAATGAATATACATTTGAAACACAAGAAACTGTGACAATTGGTGGATTTAATATATTTGTGTTCAATGAGGGCGGAAATTACTATGCAGAATTGCTAGATCCAAGCTCAGTTATAGAAGCATTGCCGGACATTGGCGATACGCTATGGAAAAAACACGGCAATGATTTAAACTGGCGTTTACTATTAGATCAGTATACTAATTTTAAAGCAGGAAGTAGTCAGTTGTTTTTAACGCAGCCTAACGGCAACGAAGTTATAGGCACAGTAGCACTTAATCCTGTAAATGAAACTAGACTAAGTATTACCTTTGATCGAGACACTTACAATACTAACACAGTTATTGCAGGTCCTGCACGTAATAGTGCCAACTGGGGTACTGTAGATGCTATAGTTAATCCTGAAACATATAATCCAGGAACTCCCTTAGAAGGCCAACGTGTGTTATTGTTAAATGATATACCTGAAAATACACCAGCATGGAATACGTTTACAGCAAGTGCTAATAGTATTGTAGAATTTGACGGCACTGTGTGGACTAAATTAGTGCCACCCGAGGGCATTGTCTATACTACAAACATTCGCACTGGCGTACAATACAAGTACGAAGACGGTGAGTGGACTCGTGCATTTGAAGGTGACTATTCAAAAGGATCCTGGCGCCTAGTAATCTAAAATAAGTACATACATGTCAGAACAGATTGTATGTAGTGGCGCCTTATTTTACGCTAAATCAACTCGCAGATTTCTCCTGCTACAAAAAGCAGAAGGCAAACACGCGGGTACATGGGGCTTAGTTGGTGGCACTAACATAGAAGGCGAGTCTGCGTGGCAAGGCTTGCAGAGAGAAGTTGTCGAAGAAATAGGCACTATGCCTACTATTCTAAAAACAATTCCATTAGAAACTTTTGTATCTAACGATACTATTTTTAACTTCCATACATACTTGTGCGTTATAGACTCTGAGTTTATTCCTACACTTAGCAACGAACACAAAGGTTGGGCATGGGCAACAATGGATCATGCTCCAAAACCTCTACACCAAGGACTTCGTAACAGTTTTGGTAACAAGATTATTCGTACAAAACTACAAACAATCTTTGATATAGTAGATTTAATCTAACATGTCTCAAGTTATACAATCTTCAGTAAACTTAGCCGAGCATCATCGAACATTTATCGAAACACAAGTTCTCGGAAACTACTTTCCTTGGTATTGGGTAGGCGGACAAACTGTAACAGTTCCTCCTTCGCCGGTTCCTACAGGACAAAACTCCCCATACTTTAGTCACACTCTCCTTCGCCGCCCTGAAGACAGAGACGGCACAGCTAGCGATCGTAGCAAATACTTAGAGCCATTTATTGAAATATTCCATCAGTGGAGTTTGGAAAACAATATTGCCTATTCTAAAATATTGCGAGCAAACTTAAATCTAAATCTAGTATCATTAGATGGGTTTACTGTGCCACATGTGGATCATGATTATCCCCATTCTAACTTTATCATGTACTTAGATGATTGCCCAGATGCTGATACTATAGTTTTTTCTGATGATTTTACACAGTACGATTCGTACAAAGCTATAAAGTATACCGCAATAACATTTAATGCACAATGGCAT